GAAGGAACAGGTGGACTAGATGATATTGCTAATGCTCCAAAAGCAAACGGAGAAGCCAGAAAGGTTGCTGATTGGAATACGGCAAAAAGAGAGCATAGAGGATTTATGAATGTATTGTTACAATCAAAAATAAATATTATTTGCTGTATTCGAGCAAGAGACAAAGTTAAGGTTGAAATAATAAATGGGAAACAAGAATTTGTTGATCAGGGATTACAACCTGTTTGTGAAAAAAACTTCATGTTTGAAATGACAGCTTCTATCATGATGGGAGACGAAGGAAATTCTCAAAAGCATCTTAAAATGCCATCTTTCTTAAAATCAGCTTTCGGAAATGGAAGTAGTTATATTGGTACTGATACCGGACGTAAAATTAGGCAATGGCTAGAACAGGGAGAAAAAGAAGATCCAGAAATTACTAGGATAAAATCCGAGGCTTTGCTTACTTGCGAGAAAGGTGCAGTTGCCCTTACTGCTCTTTGGAAATCTTTGAGCAAGGAGCATCAAAAAAACATTAAATTGATTTCTCATTTCGCATTGTGTGGGGAAAGTGCCAAAGCTTATGATGCTCAAAATTCAGATGAGTCCGGTGATGATAAAATTGAAATCATTAAGAAATCTTTTTCGGAGTTAAAAGTCAATTTATTAAAAGAGGATTCTGATTTTATTCAAAATGTTATTGATACTGCTGACGAAAAAAACTATGATATGGTTTTACATCAACTAAAGAAAGCAAATGAACAACAAGGCAAATAGAGTAGCGAGGCTAACAAGTAGCAATGCTCATTTGTTTGTTGTCTCTGGAAACGGACCTCATGGTTTTGGTGAAGGAGCAATGACTTACATCAAAAAGAAACGTAAAGAATTGGAATATGGACGGGGAATTGAACTCCCCGTTTATAAAACTGATATGTTTTGGGGAAAGTGTTGGGAGCCATTTGTTCATTGGGAGCTTGGACGTGATTATGAAATAATTGTTGATGTAACCACTATACATCCAAAATATTCCTTCTGGTCCGGAACACAGGATTTTAACGTAAAGGTAGTTGGAGGATGTATTGCTGAGTTGAAATGTTATCAAATGTCAAATCACTATGACTACGTAGAAGTTTTAAAGCAGAAAGATGTAAAGTTGCTAAAAGCAAAATACTCGAATGAATATTGGCAAATCGTTTCCAATAGTTGTATTCATAAAACAAAATACGGAGAAGCCATTGCGTTTATGCCAACTGAAAAACAACTTATTGAAATGCGAAGGTTACTATCGGAAACTGATTATATTAAAATGCATTTAAGAGACGAAGATCCTTTTAAGTATATGTTTATTTGCGATAGAGATTTATATGATTTGGCATTCATTCCAAGTCATTCTAATGTTACAAGTATGGAAAAGTTCAGATTCGAGGTTCCTATCGAAGATAAAATTTTCTTGCAGAAAAGAATGATTAAAGCCGGAGAGCTTTTATTAGAATAGTAGCCTATGAGTAAATTTAATTGTAAAGTAAAGAATGTTGTTTCAGGGAAACCAGTAAAACTAGAATGGGTTATAGGAACCGATTATTACTTAATTAATACCAAGCATGGATATAAATTTCCTATAACAAGAAAACAATTTCATGACTATTTAATTCAATATAATAAATGGATAAATACATAGAAACAAAAGACGAGGCTCTGGAAAGAGTTACGTTTGCCAACAAGGAGGATTATTGCAAGATATTCTCTTTCGCTGAAAATTGGATTAAAACTCAGTTTAAGCAATTTAGTGCAGACGATTTGAAGGAGGCTTACTTCGTAGGAGGAGGTGCTGAGATAAAACAACCAAATGTGATAGGAGCTGTTTTCAGGGATTTATCAAAAGGAGGTTTAATATTCCATCATGGATTCACAAAGTCCAAACACAAGGTTGCTCATGGACGTGATTTGAAAACATGGATTTCTTTGGAGTACAAATTGAAGCAATCAAATAATGCTTCTAATAAAAACAATTTAAAACTAGAGTTATGAGTTTAGATAAAAAACCTCAAAACATTAATGCTTTTCCAAGTACAAAAACTGAGTATGATGATATTGGAGGAATGGATATTTCCAGAAAGGTGCATTTTCAAGGAATGACTTTAAGAGATTATTTCGCTGCAAAAGCAATGACAGGATTGATAAGTAATTTTAATGGAGATGTTTCTGATAATTACGAAATTATATCTATCGCCTCATATAAGATGGCTGATGCAATGTTAAAACATCGTGAAAATGCTTAAGTGGCCAAGAAAGAAAACCAGAGAGGAGCAAATTGAAAAGCGCACAGAAAGTGTGTTGGCAGAATTGCTCGGGAATGCAGAGTTTGACTTCACAGACTTGGAGCGAGTGCAGATTATGAATAACGTCAGGCGAGGCTTGGCCGAACACTTGAAGTTTAAGCAGGCAACCTACATTGAGTTGTCAGTAAATAATTCTCAGGTAGCAAAAGAGATAGGAGGTGCATTGAAATACATCGAGTAACATTGAACAACCAGAACAACCAAAACACATAACAGATCAGTTAAAAAAATCTTTTTTGGCAATTATTGGCTAAATATACGGAAAGCGTGTTTTGGTTGTTTTTAAATAAATTACTATGAAAAAAATAGACTTAGAAGAGCAATATCAGCTTTATTTAGGAAGAGTTGCTTTGAATGAAAAAACGATGCATCCAGAACAAAAGTTACAATTGAGAGATGCTTTCTTTGGAGCAATTGGTCAATTTTTAGTTCTTACAATGACAGAAATTGCTCCTTTGGAAGAAGATGAAGCTGTGAAGGTTTTAGATAATATAGAAGATCAGGTTGCTCAGCATTTTTTATCCAGAACAATCAGTAAAAATTAATGTTAAAATTCCAAAATAATAAATAAAATCTATTATTTAAAAAAATAATATATCTTTGTACTGAATCTAAAATCGATTGTTGTGAAACAGACGGTACAAAATATTAAAGAACAGCCTACTGCTTAATTGCGGTCAGGCTGTTTTTTCGTTTACATCTAAATCAAAAAATATGAGTTTTGACTATAAGTTAGCAAAAGAAATATACGGAGTTCCGTGGTCATGTGATGCAGTTTCTTTCTCATCATTGTCATCAATATTGAGAAACCTTCAAAACGGAGTTGCGCTAGATATTCCAGAGGTCAAACTTAATTCAATTAGCTTATTAGAAGTAAGTAATGAAACTAGAATAATTAGAAACACCTGGAACTTAAACAATACTGATTCATTCGAAGGTATTGGAGTAATAAACCTTAATGGTCCAATTACTAAAAATGGAGGAGCCTCTTCTTATGGAACAAAGGATTTGTCAAAACAAATGCTTCAAATGTCGAGAGATTCCAGAGTAAAAGGATTCATTATTATGACGGATTCCGGAGGAGGTTCAAGTGCAGCGGTTACATTGATGCAGGATGCAATAAATGAAGTAAAGCAAGCAAAGCCAGTATATTCAGTTATTGAAAAAGGAGGAATGGCCGGATCTGCTGCTTATGGAATTATTTCTGCATCTACAGGAATTTATTCAGAAGATGGAATGAACATCGTAGGTAGTGCCGGAACAATGATACAGTTTTCTGGGAAGCCAAATGGAACTGTTGATCAGGATGGAGAAAAGCACATCACATTATATGCCACTAAATCTACAGCCAAAAACAAAGATTTTGAAGAGGCAATTGAAAATGACAATTATAAATTAATCATAAGCAATCTTTTAGATCCAGTAAATGAAAACTTCCTTCAAAGTATTCTTTCAAACAGACCTATTTTAAAAGGAAGTAATTATGATAATGGCCATACGGTTTTTTCAAAAGATGCAGTTGGAACATTTATCGATGGAATAGCAAGTTTTGATGATGTAGTTTCAATGATTTTAACAGGTTCGAATACAGAGAGTAATTCAAATAATAGTAATCCAAATTCAAATAAAATGACAAAATCGGAATTAAAAAATACTCATCCGGAACTTTATTCTGAAATCTTAGCAGAGGGAGTAAGTAACGAGCAGGAAAGAGTAGCGTCATGGATGGTTTTTCAAGAGGCCGATCCAACAGCAGTTGCAGCAGGTATTGCAAGTGGTAACGAAATTAAGCAATCTGAATCTTATGGTTTTATGGTAGCTATGGCTAACAAAGGAAGAGTAGCTGATTTAGTAGCAGATAATGCTAAACCAGTTAATACTCCTGAAAGCCAAACAGAAGAAGTGGATGAAAATTCACCAAGTAATGAGGCTGCTAAAGCAATGGACTTTAAACTTAAAGCTAATTAATCATGATATACGCAAATCAAAGAGGAGCCACTAGAAACCAATCTACAGTAGATTATTCTATCGATCAAATTTTCCTTTATGGAAATCGCTATAACAACGGAATCCTTGTTAACAATTTAGGAGAAGCGTTGAATGCTCAGGACGGAATTTTGGTAGTTCGAAATTCAGGTAGTTTTGAAACTGCAGTTGCTGCTTTTAATGTAGCAGGTTTAACGGCAGGTCAAACTACAATTCTTGCAGGATTAACTTATACTTCTACAGGTGTTACAACACAAGCTCAATTGGCAGCAGCTTTTGCTAACTTAGCAGTTGGAGCTACTACAGGAGCAGGAGTTGCAACTGGAGCTTATTCAGGTACTTTGACAGGTTATTCTACAGGAGCAGTTCAAACGGGAAGCAAAGTTGTTTTTACAGCTTCTACAGTTGGCCCAAAAACTGACTTAGCAGATACGGGAACTGGCGCAGATCCAACTTTCACAATTACAAATGGAACAGCCGGAGTGGACGAAGGTTTTTCTCCTGCAACTTCTGCTAACTTAGCAAATGTGATTGGAATTTTAAGAATTGATGGACTTGTTCCTTTAGCTGATGCAGCTTCAATTAATGCATATTATGCTCTTTCAGGAGATATTGATGCAAGTTTGTTAATCCTACCATTAGGAGTTAATTTAGACACCATCGTTGGTTCAAAAGCTTTAAAAGATATATTAACGGCATTAGGTTTCGTTCTTAAAAACGTAACTGAGCTATCTAAATTCGGAAATTAATCATGGCAATCAGTATTATAGAACATGCTCCCTTAATGACCTCAAAGGTTGTTGGAGCTTTCAAAGAAATTATTCCAGTAGCGGAAGGTTTTTCATCTTGGTTTCCAAGAGAAACAACACCATCATTCTTTGTTGATATTTGGGTAAAAAGAGGTAGCAGAAAAATCGCAGTAGATGTACTTAGATTTACTGAGGGGCAAGCTACTAAACAAACCAAAGTCACACAGAATAAGTACGTTCCTCCTTACTACGAGCTTGAGTATTTCTTCAATCATGACGAAATCTACATGAGAGCTTTAGAGTTTGGAACTCTTAATTCTCCTAATGCAAATCGAATGATTGCACAAAACGCTTTGGACAATCTTGTTGAGCAAAGAAACATGATTGAAAGAGCTATTCGTAAACAACAAGCTCAGGTTTTACAGACCGGAATCATCACTCTTGTAAATGGAGATAACATTGATTTCAGACGTAAAGCTGAATCTATTGTGGATGTTACTTCTGGTGGTGGTGCTTATTGGAGCAACAAAACAACCGCTACTCCATTAGCAGATCTTGCCAAAGGAGGTAAATTCCTTAGAACAAAAGGAACTGCAACAGGAAATGTGTTGAATTATGTTGGTAGAAGCGAAACTATCGCTGCTTTAATGGCAACTGATGATTTCAAAGCAAATGCTGATTGGAGACATATTGAAAGAATGAACATTGGAATGCCTGAGTTTTCAGATGCCACAGGATTTACATTCAATGGACAATTTGCTGCCGGAGATTTCAGAATTAACTTATGGAGTTATGATGAAATGTATGAGGACGAAAACGGAGCTGACGTTTATTACTTAAACACAGGAATCGTTGTTCTTTTGCCAGTTAACTTTCAAGGAAAAACTGTTTTTGGAGCGTTGCCAGGATTAACTTCTAGCACAATTGGTGGTGCAGCTACTAAAATTCCTGCAGCTATAGAAGCTGATTTCTTAATCAGACCTTTCTATGACGAAAGAACTATCTCAAGCGGAATAAAAATGTCTTCTGCTCCTATTGTTTTACCTATAACAGTTGATCGTATTTATACGCTTAAAGTGTTAGCTTAATCTTAAGTAATATGGCAAAGTATAAAATATTAGTTATTGCTCATGCATTAAAAAATAATGTAGTAGCAGAATTCGGAGACGAGGTTGATGAGACTCAATTAACAACTAACGCTGCCGATTTGATAAATCAAGGATTTATTAAAAAAGTAGACGGTTCTGACATTGTTCAGGAAGTTGAGGAAGTCGAAGAAGAAGATCCAATTGAAGAAGAGGAAGAAGAAGTTGATGATTCTGAAAAAGAAGAAGATGCTCCTGCTCCTGAAATCTCTAAAAAGGATGAAATTAAATCAAAATTCCAACAAAAAAAATAATCAATGAACGGTCGCTTATTTGATATTATTAAAAGAGATGCAAAACATTTCATAAACAATGGAGGTTATCAAATCGACATTCAAATGATTTCCAGAGATGGAAGCCTCACTATTAATATCACAGGATGGGCGGTTAAAATCACTGGTTCTTTTGATTCTGATGGAAATCAAGTAAATACTAAAAACGTCCACATCACTGTTGATGAGGACGTTTTAAAATCAAAAGGTTTTCCAGTTAGAACTAATAAAAAAGGAATTGAAGAAGTTGATTTTTCCGGAGTAAAAGCAAACTTTGTAGATAGCTCAGGAACACTTAAAAGTTACTTTGTAAGAGAGCAATTTCCTAATGAAAATCTTGGTTTAGTCAATATCGGATTAGGAGACCATAAACCTTAAAACTCATGGCTATAATAACTGAACTAATAGGCAAACAGGGATTTGAAAAAGTAGCCAATCGTATTGCAGAGATATTAACAATTGAAATTGCAAATCAGGTTACAGAACAAAGTTTTACTGAAACAGTAGAAGGGTTTTTAGAAAGAATTGAGCCTTTTGACAAAAGCGAGGATGTAATGTTTTCCGTAGCTTTAAGAGAAGATAATTTTGATGGTTATACTCAAAAAGATTCACAAGGAGGCGCAATGTTTTTCATAGATCTTTTTTGTTCTGGATATGGAGAAGGTGACACTCCTCCAAGTATAGTTTCTGCAAATAAAATGTATCGTTATGCAGGTTTGATTCGCTATATTTTAAGCTCAGGAAAAATACCAACATTAGGTTTCCCCCCTGGATTAATAGGAGGAAAATACATTAAAAAGTTTATGGTTGACACTGATTATTCAAACTTTGGAAATCACAGTAATTATGATGGATCTTATATCAGATTTTGCAGATTTATTTTCATAGTTAGGATTCAGGAAAACCAACAATTATGGGAGGGAATCCCACTTCATGGAAATACAACAAATATTACTTATGAAGAGACTTCAAAAGGAACACAATTAGTTTTTAACAATTAAAAAAATATAATTATGGGTACAATCTCTACAGCCGTTGGACTTGACAGAATTTCGAGAACTAGCGGTTATGTTATTAAAAAGGGGTTTTTCAGTAATGAGACTCAGAATCTACCGCAATATATCGCTATTTTTGGAGAGGCTAACACAGCCAATCAATCAGGATTAACGGTTAACAAAGTAGAGGTTACAAGCGAGGCCGAAGCTGCTGCATTATTTGGATATGGTTCACCAATACACTCAATGGTTAGAATCTTAAGACCAAGAGGAAGTGATGGAGTTGGAGGTATTCCAACTGTTGTTTATCCTCAGATTACAGCAGGAGGAGCTAGTGCTACAGTTAGAGCTTGGACCGTAACAGGAACCGCTACAGCGAATGCAACTCACACAGTTGTTGTAAATGGCAGAACAAACTTAGATTTCCAACAATATACTTTTGATGTTGTTATTGGAGATACTGCAACTGCTGTTGCAGCTAAAATTGCTCTTGCAATCAATGCAGTGTTATCAGCTCCATGTACAGCTAGTTCTGCTTTAGGAGTTGCTACTATGACTTCAAAATGGAAAGGAACTACAAGTGCTCAATTGGATGTTACAATTAATTACGGAACGAATGCAGCCGGATTAGCGTATAGCCAAACAACATCTACAGATGGAGCAGGTTCAGTTGACATTTCAGGTGCTTTAGCTCAATTTGGAGACGAATGGCCAACAATGGTGATTAATTCTTATGGCGAGGCTCAATTAGATGTTTTAGAAGCATTCAATGGTGTTCCGGATCAGGTAAATCCAACAGGAAGATGGTCAGGATTGGTTTTCAAACCATTTTGCGCATATTTTGGAAGCAAGTTATCAACTAAATCAGCTTTAATTGCAATTACTGATGCTGCTGCAAGAATTAACCAAGTTACAAATGTGTTATGTCCTGCACCAAATTCAAAAGGGTTTTCTTATGAAGCCGCTGCAAACGTTGTTGCTTTAGCATCTGTGGTTTATCAAAACTCACCAAATTTAGATGTGAATAATTTATCATATCCAGATATGCCAATTCCTTCTGATGGAAACATTGGAGAGTTTAATGAATACAACAACAGAGATTATCTTGTAAAAAGAGGATGTTCTACAGTATCATTAATCGCAGGAGCGTATGTTATTCAGGATTTGGTAACTACATATCATCCAGTTGGAGAAGTTCCTTTACAGTACTCTTATGTACGTAATTTGAATTTAGACTGGAATGTTTGTGATTCATACAGAACAATGGAGACTCTTTATTTAAAAGATAAAACATTGGTTGAGGACAATCAGATTGTTGATGTTGATGGATGTGTTAAGCCTAAAGAGTGGAAAGGTCAGGTTAACAGTTTATTCGATGAATTAGCTGAAAAAGCCTTAATCAAAGATCCTTCTTTTTCTAAAGCAAGTTTACAGGTTCAGATTAGTGAAACAAATCCTAACAGATTTGAAACAGCATTCCCATACAAACGTACCGGAATTGCAAGAATAGAAAGTACAACTGCTACTGCAGGATTTTAATTTTAAAAATAAAAAGATATGGGAAATTTTGTTTTCGGAGATGTACTAGAAATCGTTTGCAATCACAACGGAAATACATACAGATATGCTCCTAAAGCCAATGAAACTTTCAATGTAGACAGAGGCGGTGTTCGAGCAAATGACGATGCAAATCAGGTGACTTCAAACGGTCAGATGATGTCGCAATTAAATAGGGTTCGTTGGTCTATTGATGGTCCAATTGCATACGATCAAATCAGTGGTGCAGAGGAAGCTTCTTTAAATTTAATGGCTGCATCTCCTATCATGGGAATTTGGCAGTTTTCTTTTATTTCAGGAGCTATTTTGAAAGGAGAAGGAAGGCCAGTTGGTGACATTGCATCTGATTCTAATGCAGGAACTCTTACGCTTAAAGTAGCAGGGAGTAGAGAGTTAGAAAAAATTTAATTTTAAATACAATAAAAAATGAGTTCAAAAAAAAAAACAGTGATTAGTAAGGAAGTCGCATTGAAAGAACTGGATCAATTTGTAAACAGATTTGTAAAAAAGCCAGTTCCGGTTGATGAATTGGAAGAAGGTTATCCTGACATTTTAGAAGCAATTATGGATGGACATTTATCTTTTGATGGAATGGGAGTTCCAGTTTTAAAACTGAAAGATCCGATTAAAAATGATAAAGATGAAGTTTCTGTCGCAGAGATTACTTTTAAAACCAGAATTAGGCCGACAACGTTGGCAGACATTGCAAGTGGAATTGACCTTAAAAAAGATTCTTTAAAACTTCAATTGAAAATGGTTTCGTATATCATTGATCAGCCAGTTGCAATGTTAGACAGATTTGAAAGATATGACTATGATGTAATCAATCAAATCGCAACAGTTTTTTCATAGATGGTCGGTAGATGGTTTAGACAATATGATTATGAGTATTGTTGACTATCATCACTGGAATCCGACAGAAATAAATAAGATGTTCTGTGATGATTTTGATTTTAAGGGAATAGTTTATTGGTATGATGAGCTTATTCGAATTGAAAAAAAGATGAAGCAGAAAAAATAAACAAAAATCCTCAACAGCAGTAAAAGTCTGTTGGGGATTTTTTAATTAAACAAGGAACATTATGGGAGTTGCAACAATGAGAGTACCTACAATTTTTACGGCTGTAGATAGGTTTAGCGGAGTTGTCAGTAAAATGACAGCTACAACGGCTGCCTTTGGAAGAACTGCCGAAGCTGCTGCAATGAGAACATCCAGAAGATTTAATGCAGCAGGAACCACAATGCTTTACACGGGAGCTGCTATTGCAACCGGACTTGGATATGCGGTAAACGAGGCTGTGAAGTTTGAAAAAGCAATGGCCACAGTCAGTACAACAATTGACAATACGACTCCTGAAATGATGCGTAAAATGGGAGAAGAAGTTTTGGATATGTCCAAACGGATTCCGAAACCTATTTCTGAACTTACAACTGCTTTGTATGACGTTGTTTCAGCCGGAATTGATGCCAAGTTTGCAATGACTGTTTTAGGTGCGTCTGGGAGGCTTGCAGTAGCAGGTTTGGGAACAACTCAGGAAGGTGTAGATGTTTTGACTTCATCCATAAATTCATTTAATGTTAGTGCCGGAGATTCTGAAAAGATTGCCAACATGGTTTTCAAGGCAGTTAAGTACGGTAAAACTACAGTTTCTCAATTAGCAGAATCATTTGGTTCAAGTTCTGCATTGGTTAAAAATGCGAATGTTACGTTGGCAGAATATTTGGCTACAACGGCTGTTTTAACAACTACAGGTATGACGGCATCCAGAGCACAAACGCAGGTTTCTTCTGCAGTAACAGCTTTGATTAAACCATCTAAATCCATGCAGGCTATTTTAGATTCTTTGGGAGCGAAAAGTATTCCGGAGTTTATTAAGAAAAATGGAGGACTTGTAAAAACATTGGAGATTGTTAGTAAACGAGCTGATGAAATGGGAATTCTGACTTCTAAAGCATTCGGACGTAAAGAAGGTTTCTCTGCAATGCTTTCACTTTTAGGACCACTTAGAAGCAAATATGAGGAGGTTATAAAAGATATGGTTGGGAACACTGATACGTTAAGCGAGTCTTTTGAGAAGCAACAAAAAACTACAGCAGCCGGATTCCAGAGGATGAAAAATAGCATAACGGTTCTGGCTATTAAAATTGGAGATGAATTGTTGCCTAGAATAAATGGTTTTATTGATCGCCTTACGCCAACAATTGACGGAATCACAGGTTGGATGAAAAAGAATGATGGTTTGGCCACCACTCTTTTAAATGTTTCAATTGCATTGTTAGTATTAGGAGCAGTTGCCAAAGTAGGAGCGTTTCTTTTTTATGGTTTAGCCAAAGCAATTCAATTTGTTACGTTTGTGACTGAGGTTGTAGCGGCTGTAACGGCTTTTTATGAAGGAGTTATGTTGACAGCTGCTTTGACAGGTCAGGGATTGGCAGTTGTAATGTGGGAATGTGCCGCTGCATTTTTGGCTACTGCATGGCCAGTATTGGTTATAGTTGCTGCATTGGGATTACTTACTTATGCAATGTTTGATACAATTGGTTCTACTGATGAATTAATTTCAAAACAAGTTTCCGGATTGGATAAAACAAATAAAGCATGGGAGAACTCCACCAAGATTCAAGCTCGTGAGCTTCAAAAGCAAAAGCAATTAATGGAAACTCACAATCCTAATATGGGTAAGACTCCAATTAACGCTAGTATCGCAGGTATTTTGGCTCAAAACAGACAAGATCAGGCAGCTAAAGCAGCTAGGATTTCAGCAGTTCCAATGCAGACATTAAGTAAAACACAACCTATTTTTAATGCTCAGGGAAAAGCAGTTCCGGTTACGAATGTATATGGAAGTCAGTTGAATGAAGCGGCTAGTGGAACTCCTAAAAACCTTGCAGGTAGCAAACAATTGAATGTTGATAGTTTGATGAAGGATTTTGGAGGTAAAAAAGGAGAGCTTACGTTGAACATAAAAGATCCAGGCAAAATGGTTGAATCAATCGACGAAAGTAACTCAGGAGGTATTCCGGTAAAAGTAACAAAAACAGGAGGTAATCGATAAATTATGGCTACAACAGATATAGCGTTATTTGAAAGTGGAAGCGGAGGCGATTTTTCCATTGTAAACAACGATCTTCTAATGGGAGAAACTTTGTTTCAACAAATATATTTAGCTTTGTTTGGAGGCAATATTCAGGCCAGTACAAAAGCTTCTTATTTAGAGACAGAAGATCGTTATGATTATTGGGCGAATAGTTTGATTTGGAAGGATGTAAAAACCAAACAGTTTAATTCAGAAACCGAGCGAACTATTTTAACATCAACATTGAACAGTTCTGGTAGACTTAGCATAATTCAGGCCGTTTATCAGGATTTGGATTACTTAAATGCTGTTGTTACTTTTTCTGTTAATGTAGAAATTTTAGATACAAATAGAATAAGAATAATTGTAAATCTAAGCGGTAAAACAAATCAGCAGGACAAATTGTTGCAGTTGGTTTATGACAATGCCAAAAAAGAAATAATAATTGAAAAAATAATTTAGATGAAACCTATTCCAACAATTAAAGAATTATACACCAATATTTCAAATGACTTGCGTAGTAAGCTTAATCTGCAAATAGATTATCTTAAAAAAACATTAGATGCATTTTCTGTAGTAATGTCTG